AATAAAATTTTTAAATGCTAATGTTGAAGATGTAAAACAACATATGCGTGATGAATTTCTAGATGTTGAAGATGAAATAGAGTATAATGCTACAATAAATAAAGAAATTGACCAAGTTAAATCTTTTCAGGATATGGGAAAATATGATGATATAGTTGGAGCAGTAGTTAGTCAAGGTGAAGGTGATGTGGGCATAACTTATATGTTTAAAGATGATTATGATGCTTTAGAGGACAAAACAAAATTTGAAAATGATTATGGTTATCCTCCTGAAGATATTAAAATAGCAGGTAAAGATTTAAAATTCTTTACTTTCTCAATTTAAAATAAAATGGATAACTTTGATTTAAGAAAATATTTAGCTGAAGGCCGCTTATTAAAAGAGCAATTTATGCCTAAAAGAATAAGTGATAAACCTTTTACAATTGTTTATCAAGTTGATGATATGACTGATTATGAAGCTTACGATGAGTTACTTTCTGATAGAGAACAAGACCTTATTTTAAATAATGCTGATGTTTTTATATTTGATAGTAATACACCTGCAGATGAAATTGAAGATTATATTCTACCAGATGATGCAGAAAGTGGTAATGATAAATTAGAAAGATACGGTTTAAGTAAATACTGGAAATACTAAAAAGATAATGAAGTGCGATTGTAAAATTTGTGGATGTGGAGTATCTTGTGAGTGCAATTGTTGCCCTTGCTAAACATATAGACTGATTCATAGCCAGTCGATTTATTTAAAAAAAATTATAGGAGCTGTGGCCCAAATATTTGGAGCCACAGCTTTTTTTTCGTATATTAATGTGTAAAACTTGTATTAAATGAATATAGTAATAATTGGAGCAGGTGTAGCAGGTGTAAATGCCGCTACAAAATTAGTTGATAATGATTTTAAAGGTAGAATCACTATCATAGATATGGGTTTGGATCCATATTTAAGACCATATGAAGAAGTAATGACAGGTTACTTAGGTGCAGGTGGTTGGTCTGATGGTAAATTAACTTATTCTACTCAAATTGGAGGACAATTATCTAAATATGTAGGTGAAGAAAAAGCTATGGAGCTTATGAAGCAAGTAGTAGATAATTTTAGTAGATTTCACCCTCACCCAGAACAAATTATATTATCAAATCCAGATAAAGAACCAGATTTTATTAAACCATATTTTGGTTTAAGATTATTTCCATGCTGGCACATTGGCACTGATTATTTACATGAAATTGGTAAAAGTTGGTATGATTATTTAATATCTAAAGGTGTTGAATTTCACTGGGAATCTAAAGTTAGTGATATTAATTTTAAAACAAATGAAGTTACATTTAAATCTACTAAACCAGAATTCGCTAATATGGATAATGATAGTATATTTTATGACAAACTTATATTTGGTGTAGGTAAATCAGGTATTGATTTTACTTCTGAAATTATGCAAAAATATGATTTACCAACAGAAGAAAAACCAGCTCAAGTAGGTGTTAGATTTGAAGCACCACAAAAGCACTTTCAAAAATTAATTGATGTAGCTTATGATTTTAAGTTATATAGAAAATTAGATAATGTTAGTTTAAGATCATTTTGTACAAATAATAATGCTGCATATGTAGCAGTAGAAGAAACTTATGGTGATCACAGTTATAATGGTCACGCTAAAAAAGATGAGTCATTTAGAAATGATATGACCAATTTTGGTATATTAATGGAAGTTAGAGGTATAGAAAAACCATTTAAATGGGCAAGAGAATTAGTAGGTAAAGTACAAGAAAATAGTACAGGATTATTTTATAGCCCAAGTAGAGAACCCTCAATGACATCAGAAGGAGTAGATGTATCAGCTACTAAAATAGATAATTTAGATGTAGTTAGAGATGCATTTCAAGGATATTTTAAGTATATTGATGATTTTATCAATGATATGAAATTAGTATTTCCTACGTTGAAAGACGATTGGGGGATCTATGTACCTGAGGTAAAATACCTAGCTCCTGAACCATTAGTTAACTATTCTGATTTATCATTAACTAAATATCCTGATGTACACTTTGTTGGTGATGCGTTGTCAGCAAGAGGGATTTCGGTATCAGGGGCTCATGGTACACTTGTTGCTGAAAATATTTTGGAAAATTAAATAAATTTACGTATATTATAGATATGGAAAATAAATACGATGAATGGCCAAAAAGCCAAAAGTTAAAAAAAGCTGATGGTACTATAGCTTATGTGTGGGATAATAAATTACATAATTGGGATGGTCCTGCATTAATACCAGAAGGTAATATGAAAAAAAGAGAATATTATTTATATGGAATACAGTATAGTGAAGCGGGGCATAAGGAAGCAATTAGAAATCAAACAGGATTACCTTGGTATAAACAACCAGCACCTAAAGGTATGACACATAGAAATTAATATGAAAATAGGTTTATGTGGTACTATGAGTGTAGGTAAAACTACATTAGTTAAAGCATTAAAAAAAGTACCTGAATTTAAAAATTATAGTTTTGCTACGGAACGTAGTAAATATTTAAATGATTTAGGTATTCCATTAAATACAGATTCAACATTAAAAGGTCAAACAGTATTTTTGGCTGAAAGATGTGCTGAATTAATGAATGATAATATAATTACTGATAGAACTATATTTGATGTTATAGCATTTACTCAAAATGCTAAATCAATTGCTAGACAAGATAAAGAAATATTTGAGGATTATGCAAAGGAATTTTTACGAGAATATGACTACATTTTTTATATTTCTCCTGATGGCTTACCTATTGAAGATAATGGGGTAAGAGAAACAGATGAATATTATAGAGATGTTATTGATTTTTCTATTACTACATTAATTAGAAAATATAGTCATATGGTTGATAATATTACAACAATTAAAGGTTCTACAGAAGAACGAATTGAACAAATATTAAATGTTGTAAAATCTTAATATATTTATAACAAAATATATATAGCAATGAAACAATCAGAGTTAAAATCATTTATTAAGGAAAATATTATCGATATTCTTAGCGAGCAGGATGAGGAAAGAATTAGTCCTGAAGATGTAAAAAACCAACAAAATTATAATAAAGAATTACAAAAAACGGTAGACCTTCAAAAACAATTAGGTGAAGATGAGGATGATGATAAGGATGCTGTAAAAGCCGCTATGAAAGCTAGGGGTAAATTTAAAAAATTAGATTTAGCAGTTAAAGGTTTAAAAGATTTAGAAACAGAAATGAAATCTTTAGCTAGAAAATATGGAGCTGCTGATGAAGATGAAAAAAATAGAATAAAAGATATTCTAAAAAAGAAGACATCAGAAAAGAATGAGCTGAAGTCAATAGTTGCTAAATTAGAAAAAGATGTTGTTTAGTGAAAGATTCATTAATTCCGCAAAGGTTTTAGTTTTATTGTTAATCATTCTTTGGCTTCTATTTAGAAACGATGGAGAAGAATATGTACAAGAATATCAAGCAAAAATAGAAGCTCTGAATTCTAAAATTGATTCTTTACATAATATAAATGATGATTTAACTTATAAAATAGATACTTTAAATACTCAGATTCTCTCCTTAGATAAAGAAATTAATAATCAAGATAAATTAATTAAAAACTTAAGAATAAAAACTAATGAAAAAGTTAGGGCTGTTGATAATTTTAATGATGACGAGCTTTATCAGTTTTTCACAGAACGATATAGACACGTTATCGATTCGATTAGAAAAACCGGTAGCGAAACTGGTAATTAAAGATTTAATTACTGGTGATGAAGCTAAAGAAGAACTTGGCTTATCAGTAAAAAAATTTCAATTATTAGAACAAAAAATAGTTTTAAAGGATAGTGTTATTACTAATCTAAATGATCAAATTAGTAATTTTAACACTATGATATCTACTAAGCAGGATCAATTAAATTTATCCCAAGAATTATCTAAAAAATTACAAAAAGATCTTAAAAAGCAAAAATTAAAAACAAAACTAGCTGGTGGAGCAGGCGTTGTAGCTGTAATTGCTGTTGCTGTTTTACTTAAATAGTATGGCTGATTTAAAAAAAGTAATAAGAACAGAATATCTTAGATGTGCAAAGGACCCTGTACATTTTATGAGAAAATACTGTTATATTCAGCATCCACAAAGAGGTAGAATACAATTTAATTTATATCCCTTTCAAGATAAAGTATTAACTTTATTTAGAGATAATCCCTATTCTATAGTATTAAAATCTAGACAATTAGGTTTATCTACTTTATC